AGTTACCCAGAACAGAAGGTGCTCACCTTAATCACAGCCTGCTATTTGAACGCAAGGGCTACAAGGGTGCCGCCCTAGAAGAATTACAATTCTGGGCAAAGACCTTGCCATTAGTCAACAAGGTCATTGCTCTGCGGCCCAAGTGGGGCTTGGACTTTTCAATGGACTATGCTGATCGTGCAGGAAATGCCTTTGAAGTCTTACACTGGGAATGGGACAGCTTTGTCTACGAAGAAACAGAATGTATTCGTAAAATTGTAGAGCCTGTGTTGCTGGCCATAGATTGGCGTGATGCAGCTCAACAGATCCTAGCACAGAAGGACAAGTGGCATCACTTAGATTTCTTTGCACAGAGTCGTTGGAAGTGCAACTACTTTGGCATCCCCGAGGAGCGATTCAAAATGGTTGCTTGGGCATAAATAATAGCACTTATTGGAGTTAATATGAAAAGATTTTTATTATTGTTGTTAGCAGTACCTGCACTAGCATTTGCACAAAAAACACCACAAGGTGTAACTTATGATGCACAAATTTTAAGAGTGAGTGATGGCGATACAGTTGTAATTGCTGCGCCCTTTCTACCTAAACCGCTTAAGCCAGAGTTGGCCATCAGAGTCTTCGGAGTTGACACTCCGGAAAAAGGATTCCGTGCCCAATGTCCGAGCGAAGCACAACGTGGTGATGCTGCTTCAGCGTTCACTAAAAATGCTATCAACCAAGCAGCAGCAGCCGGAGGCAAGTTCCAAGTCACCATGTACGGTTGGGACAAGTTTGGTGGCCGTGTGCTAGGTGATATACTGATCAATGGACAGAGTCTACGTGCTGCCTTAATTGCCAACGGATTTGCTAGAGAGTATTACGGCGAAGCTAAACAAAGCTGGTGCAATTAATTTAAGAATAGAACACACTACCTTAGGACCCTTGTGGTTTACGTGTGGGCCGGCTGCTGGCCCGAAAGGAGTAGGAGTCGTGCCCAAAACTTTCGAAAGTGAGCACTAACATAAAGAACTGTGATGAAAAAGATAGCATTATTCTTGCATCAACCTAAATGCAGTGTGCAAAGCGGCAATGGGATTATGACAGCATTAAGTTCTCATTACAGTTTTAAAATCTTTACCCGCCACGAAGTTGAGCGGAATTTCTTTGACGATGTAGACTGTGTTGCTGTTCCGGGAGGCATAGGCGATGCCAGCAGCTTTGATTACCTGTTCAGTGAGAATGGTGATGCGGTCAAACAGTTTGTGCGCAGTGGTGGCAAGTACCTAGGCATCTGTATGGGAGCCTATTGGGCCGAACACTATTACTTTGATCTACTCAAAGACATACGAGCAGAACAGTATATCACCCGCCCAGGTGCTGACACACGCAGGCCACACGCCAAGAATCAACGAGTATTGTGGAAGGGTCAAGAAGAGACAATGTTCTTCTATGATGGTTGTGCTCTAGTAGGCTCAGGTATAGACACTGCCAAGATATGGGGTCTATATCCCAACGGTGACCCCATGGCAGTCATACAAGGCAATGTAGGCATCATGGGATGTCATCTAGAAAGCGAACCTCATTGGTATGCTAGCTACTCATGGATGCAGGGCCGGTATCACAATGGTGACCACCACAAATTATTGTTAGATTTTGTTGATGAATTGATGTCTTTGTAATCTTAATGTAATCGAATATTCGTTAAATATTTGATGCAAAAGACTTATCGTAGTATTTTTGTAAGCGATGTCCACTTAGGTACCAAAGACTGCAAGGCAGGACAACTAAATAATTTCCTCAAGCATAATAGTTGTGATACACTATACCTTGTGGGAGATATAATCGACGCCTGGAAGATTCAACAGAACAAATGGCGTTGGAAGCAGAGCCATACCAATGTGGTACGCAGAGTATTAGGTCACGCCAAGCGTGGAACTAGAGTTGTATTCATAGCAGGCAATCACGATGAATTTTTAAGACCCATGATACCCTATGGTTTTTCATTTGGTCTAATAGAAATACACAATCAAACGGAACACATAGGCGCGGATGGCAAACGCTATCTAGTCACACACGGAGATCTGTTTGATGGCATTACACGACTGGCACCGTGGATAGCGTTCCTAGGAGATAAAGCCTATGACTTTGTTCTTGAGCTCAACAATAAATTTAATTGGATTCGTCGCCGTATGGGTTTTGGGTACTTTAGCCTTAGCCGCTTTCTTAAGTACAAGGTTAAACGAGCAGTAGACTTTATATTCAAGTTTGAAGAAAACTTGGCCAACTACTGCAAGAAGCGTGGCTTCGATGGTGTCATCTGTGGGCACATACATCACGCAGAGATCAAGGAGATCAACGGCGTAGCATACATGAATGACGGCGACTGGGTTGAGTCATGCACAGCACTGGTAGAACACCATGATGGCCGCTGGGAAATCATAACTTGGACCAAGGAGACAGATAATGTGGCTACTGATACTGATAGCAGTTCACGTGAACAATCCTCAGGACGTTCCGGGGAGAGTGGAACTAACATTCAAAGACCAGATCAGTTGCGAAATGACTCTAGCGTCAATGAAGTGGCAACTAAAGTTTAATAATTTTAAGGTAGAAGGACGATGTCTAAAACAATAAGCGATAAAATTACCATTGTAGTTCCTTGCAAGAATGAAGAGAATTACATACACCATTTGCTAGATTCTTTACGCAGTCAAGATATAGGCAACACTAGAGTTATTATTGCTGACTGTTCTACGGATAACACTAGACAAGTTATACTGAATAATAGTACTAGATTGAACGTTGAAATCATTGAAGGCGGCCCAGTATCTATTGCCAAGAACAATGGCGCTAAACTAGTCACCACTCCTTACATATTGTTCATTGATGCTGATGTTCGATTCTTTAAGAATACTGTTATTCAAGATGCTGTTAACAAAATTGAATCAAAGAATCTGCACCTTATTGGACTAAACATTAAATGTTATGATCGAGACATACGAGCAAAGATTGGGTTTACTGCTTTTAACCTAATCAATCACACATTAAAATTCTTCTCACCTTTTGCGGTTGGAGCATTCATGCTAACACGCAAGGACAAGTTTGAAGAGTATGGTGGGTTTCCTGAAAACTTTTCAACATCTGAGGACTACTTCTTATCTAGGATGTACAGCCCAAGAAAGTTTAAGATTATCAGACACCATTTTGGTCAGGACAGTCGTAGATTTAAGAAGATGGGCTATCTAGGTATGGCCAAGTACCTAACTAAAAACTTTATCAATCGCAACAACCAAGCCTACTGGGACAGCTTAGATAACAGCAAATATTGGGGTTGATGTAATATCATTGTAATAGGTTAATAGTTAAATAATGGTGTACTACAATGGTACACACTCATACCCAAAGGAGCACCTCATGAGATTTGAAGACCTAGCCGCAAGATTGTTTTCCGTAGAAGCCAAGTTGGCAACACTAACTGGTACATCAGTTAACACAGACAATGCCAAAAGCATTGAAGAATTAGACACAAGATTGTCCGTTGTTGAAGGACAAGTTGATCGATTGATCGCTGTAAAAACTCAAGAACATGTTGACGCTATTGTTGCAGCCGCAGCACAAGCAGTTGAGAACATCCAAGCAGCAGTTGCCGAAGTAGTTGCACTTTCACCAAGTGTTGACCACGCAGACGCTGCTGACATTGTTGCTGATGTTGTCACAGCACAAGCAGAAGCACCAGCAGTTGAGCACTCAGAAGTTGCTGAAATTGTTTCAGCCGCAGTTCAAGCAGTTGTTGCCGCCGAGCCAGAGGTTGTTATGGATCCAGTGGCAATTACCGCCGCTATCATGGAAGCAGTTGCCGACATGCCAGTACCAGCACCAGAAGTTGCAGCAGAAGTTGCAGCCGCAGTTGCCGAAGTTATTGCAGCCGCTACAGGAGAAGAAGTTGCAGCAGAAGTTCACGCTGACATTTTTGACGCGGTTGCTACCCCAGCAGATCCAGTATTAGACGCTATCGAAGCACGTTTAAATGTTGCTGAAGCCAAAGTTGATACACTGTTAGGCAAGTAATTTAATCTGGGCATACTTAGAAGTAGGATCGCAAGATCCTATTTTTATGACTAAATAATTGCGGTCATTAAGTTGTACTTTTAATAACATAAATAATATACTATGAAAAAACTATTAGCTACCCTCTTGGTCTTGTTTTCGTCAGTTGTGTACGCACAGCTACCCACTTCAACAATACCACTACCCACAGACATTGCCGCAATCAAGAAGAAAAACGTCTTAATCATTGCTATGACTAAAAAAGACGTTCCTCCATTCTTTAGTGGTGAAGGTGACGACATTAAAGGACTTGATGTAGAAATTGCACGCCGAATTGGTGTTGTAATTGGAGTCCCCGTACAGTTTAGACGAGATGCAGAAAGTTTCGCCGAAGTTGTAGAACAGGTACGTGACGGTCGTGCAGATCTTGCTGTGAGCAAACTATCTGTAACTGGGCCACGTTTACAAGTTGTTAGATTTAGTGATCCCTATATCAAACTCAAACAAGCAATGATTATTAACCGCCTTTGGTTGAGTCAAAATTCACAAGGCCGAGAAGTATATGAAGTAATTAGAACATTTAACGGCAAGATATCTTTTGTCCGTAATTCAAGTTATGATACATTTGCCCGTGCAAATTTCCCCAAAGCTGTGTATACTCCCGAAGATAGTTGGGACACAATCATTAACAATGTAACCAACGGCACAATTGCTGCCGGTTATAGAGATGAGTTTGAAATTAAGAAAATTTCATTTGAAAAACCCGAAGCGGCAATTACTACCAAAACAGTAACCATCTCCGACTCCATTGATAACATTGCTGTGGCTACGAATGTTAATTCAGTACAACTACTGAGCATAGTCAACTATGTTATTAGAAACGAATACAGCAATATTGACACAAAGAAGTTAATGGATCGATACAAGGCTGAGAAAAAGACTCCGGCTCCTGTAAAGAAATAATTAGGAAACATCATGAGCTTTAATTTAAAATCTTTTTTAACTAGTCCCTGGACTATTTTAGGGTCAATCATAATCGGAGTGTTGGCAGGAGTGTATGCACCTGCACAAAGTATGAACTTTGAAAGTGTTGGGGGAATTTACATCAGCTTGCTTAAAGTTGTTGTAATACCTTTCCTACTTGCAACTATTTTAGTTGGTGTTATTAGTCTACTACAAAAAGAAGGCAGTGCATCAATGATACGTAAAATTATCATAGGCTTTGTTGGCAGTATGTTTCTTGCCGCAGTGATCGGTGTTGGCACTGTTGCATTGACTGGCAGTGAAATGACTCCTGCAAAACAAGCACAACTCGGTGCAATTGTCAACGATAAAGAATCTGGAAGCGATCTCAACATCACACTAAAAGAACCCATGCCGGTTGCACCACATGTTGACCCAATGCAGATGGCACAGAAGTTTATTCCAGAAAATATCTTTAACACGTTAGCTGCCGGCGAAAGTTTAAAGATTGTTATCTTCTGTTTGATATTTGGTGTTGCTTTGGGCAACATCAAAAGTACAGGGCAAGAAATGCTGGTTGATGTGTTGAAAAGCGTCCAGCAGGCCAGTATTAGTATCTTCAAGTTCTTAAACTATTTCCTACCGTTTGCATTATTGGCAATGATCAGCAGTCAGGTTGGCAAGGTAGGTGTTGGCATTTTCTTGACCATGGTTGAGTTTATTATGCAACAGGCCATTGGCGGATTATTGGTTATTGCTGCTGGTACCGTTGTTATTTGGCAACGTTCTGGACTGAGCCTAATGACTGTGATCAAAGAAACTAAGGAAACGCTAATTGTTGCTATCAGTTCACGCAGTAGTTTAGCCTGTATCCCGTATGCACAAGAAGCCCTACACAAGTTAAAGTTTGAAAGAACAGGTGTAGAGCTAACTGTACCACTGAGTTTCACAGTTAACCGCATTGGCAGTATTGTTTATTATGCAATTGCCACAGTGTTTATTGCCAACATATATGGTGCACCGATGGGAGTAACTGGTTTGTTAGTTGTATTGTTTGGCAGTATTCTAGCTGGTCTAGCAAGTGCAGGTACAACTGGTATCCTCACAGTGGCCACAGTGGCAGTGGTTTGTGACCTGTTAAAACTTCCAAGCGAAGCTGTATTGGTGTTGTTGATTGCAGTTGATCCACTAATGGATATGATTCGAACAGCAAGTCACGTACACGGTAACGTGGCAGTTACAGCATTTGTCTGTGACAAAGAGGTAGCTACGGATGGACAAACTTAAAGATTTTCTTTTAAGTTTATTAACCTATATAGGCGAAAGTCCATTTCGCCTATTCACAGTTGTATTCCTATGTGTATTGGGATTTGGCGGGTGGATCGTCTACTCTGAAAAAGATGCTTTTTTAGCAAGTTATCGTGCTCAACAGGCCATGCCCAAGATGAATGGCAAGTACGAAGAAGCTTATAAATTTTTACTTTCCCAGGCCAATGCAGACATGGTGGCAATATTAGAAGTAAACACGTTAGCTAACACACGCAAGGTAGCATTTCTATCCACCAGAGATGCTGGCAGAGAACGAGCACACGATGGGTTCAATGTTGGTTTATTCTCTAAAAACTATGACAACAACAACGATGTGATTGGATTGATGTCAGGCAAGATTCCCTGTAGTCCTTATCTCAAACCGCAGAGTTTTATTGGATTTGTTTATCGTGATTACGGTGTTAACTACATGTGCCGTATCAGTGTTCCTGCTGAGCCTGGAGTATTTATTGGACAGATAAGTGTAGGCTGGAAAGAGGAACCAAAAGACATTGAAGAAGTACAAACTGCTTTGTTGGTTGCATCTGCTATTTTGTTTGATAAAAAATGAGACTACCCAGCGTCATAGTTATTGTCATAGTCATAATAATTTTATTGTTTATATTATGAAACGTCTAGGCATACTTGGTGGCATGGGTCCTGCGGCTAGTGCCGAGTATGTTGTAAGACTGATTCAACAGACTCCTGCTAGTTGTGATCAAGAACATATTCCATTTGTTCTTTGGAGTAATCCACAAATTCCAGACCGTAGCATCAGTATGCGTAATGGTGACGATAAGCCTTTACCTTTTTTGTTAGAAGGCCTACGAGGACTAAAATCCGCAGGATGTGATCTAATCGTTATCCCGTGTAACACCGCCCACTTTTGGTTCCACGAATTCAGCAAGATAAATGTACAGGTTATCCATATTGTAGATAGTGTTGCAGATGCACTACAAGATGTGGCTGTGAATGAAGGCACAATCGGAATAATGGGAACACAGGCCACTGTGGAGTTAGGCCTATATCAATATCGTCTTAACAAGCAAGGTTGGAATTGTATAACACCAGATCGATCGGAGATGGAGTTTTTTGTACAGCCTGCTATTGATTTGATCAAGGCTGGCAAAATTGTCGAGTCACAAATATTGTTGATGAAAGTGATACACAGTTTAATTGATCGCGGTGCTAAGGCGGTGGTGTTAGGATGTACTGAACTACCGTTGTCCATTAGGATAGATAAAGAAAATGGTATCCCCTTAATCAATAGCATTGACAGTTTGGTTAAGAGTGCTATCAAACAATTCAAAAGGAATTAACATGAAACTAACATCGTTTATATTTGTCATCGCAACATTTGCGGCAGCTTGTACAGCAGCATGGACACCAAGTGCAGCAGAAGTTGAATTAAGTGCCAAAGAAGATGCTAGAGAACTTGCATTATTCAACCTGCTTGGGTTAAAATGATTTGGTATAGTTCACGCCAGTTCTTAACCACGGGATAGTTGCATTCGTGATGCATATTATGTCCGTGTTCAATAAGAACGCTTTTTAATCCTAAGTGGTGGCCAACATCAGCATTGGCTGGCTTGTCTTCAATCCACCACATGCCACTGTCACGATAGGGTTCCAATGCTGAATCTTTGTCAGCACCTGTGTCCAAACAAATAACTGACTCAATGGCATTGCCAAATAGTTTACGCAGATTCATTTCACGTAGTCGGCCTGCGTTCTTGTCTAGACTTAGGCTGGTGATAACACGGAATTCATAGCCGTGTTCTTCGTGCAGTCTTTTAACATAGTGAGCTGAATCACGCAGTGCAGGGAGGAATCCAATGGCTGCAGATTCGTTGAAAGTCTTGACAACCCGCTTTGAATCTTGTTCTTCTAGCTCATTGTAGTGATCATGCAGATAGTAGCTTTTCTTGTTATCTGCTGTTAAGGTATAACCGCGTTCTTGCATCCAAACTGAGAATGCCCATTCCCAATCAAGACAAACACCGTCTGCGTCTGTGAGTATAAGTTTATTGTTCATACCATATTATAGCACTATTTTGAGCAGTTGTCAACAGGATAAGTAAACGATGAATATAATAATCTATACCTTGGTGATGGTACAAATCACTATAGCCTGTGTAACGCTGTATTTGCACAGAAGCCAAACACATAGAGCTGTACAATTTCACCCTGCGGTTAACCATTTTATGCGAGCTTGGCTTTGGCTGACCACAGGTATGGTTACTCGCCAATGGGTAGCCATACATCGCAAACATCATCAACGCTCAGATCAAGAGGGCGATCCACATAGTCCGCAGATCTACGGCATTTGGCGTGTGCTATTTGGCGGAGCATTCTTATATCACGCAGCCAGCAAAGACACCGCAATGGTCGACTCACTGAGCAAAGACTGCCCCAATGATTGGATTGAACGCAACCTTTACTCCGCACACAGTCGCTCAGGTATTCTTTTAATGCTGGTCATAGACTGCTTGCTCTTTGGACCGTGGGGACTGATAGTGTGGGGTATTCAAATGATCTGGATCCCATTCTGGGCAGCTGGTGTGGTCAATGGCGTCAGTCATTGGTGGGGATATCGCAACACCGATACCAAAGACACCAGCCGTAACCTAGTGCCTTGGGGCATATGGATAGGTGGTGAAGAGCTACACAACAATCACCACGCAGATGGAGCCAGTGCCAAATTCAAACACCGTTGGTGGGAAATTGACATAGGTTGGACCTACATACAAATTCTACAGTTCTTAAGACTGGCCAAACTACGCACATAAGAAAAAGCCCCGAAAGGGGCTTTTCTTTTACTATTTTTATTTTAATACCGCTATGCGGCTAATAGCTTATTTCTTGTTAGCGCCAGCATTGACAAATGCGTACATTTTCTCTGCTGTTTCTAGAACTTTGTCAAGTCCTGGAAACTGTGGCATGTCTACTTTAGTAACGATTTGACCGGTCTTCTCATCGCGAGTAGCAGTCATTTCCCATCCTTGGAATTTGGCTTGGAAGTCGTCTTGTACTAGGCTCTTGGCCATGCCCAAGATGTCTGTACGGATTTCGTAGCCGTTCTTGTTGAATTTAACTTCTGGTAGCTTTGGGATTTCGAATTGTGACATATTAATCTCCTGTGTGTAATGTCTGTTTACATAGATACTTCTTTTTCTCTATGTACTATTATATATGCTCTATGATCTAAAAGCAACTTATTTCTTGAACTTGTTTACTCGTTCCTTAATAAGTTCAACCACTACGTCACTGAGCACAACCTCATAGTGATTATAATCTACTTCTACTAGTTCCATATCTTCGTGATGCCGTTGACTGGCAATGGTCACTACACCATCATTGGCTTGATGCATAAAAGGGCTTTGACCCTTTACTGTGACAATATTGGTCCAAGGATGCTGTATCTTGATACGGCTAGCCTGCTTCATAACCCACGAGCTAGGCCCAATGTCACGCATTAGTCTGCTAAATGGCAAGAAGTATTGAGCATAGTCTGCTACTTCAGCACCACCATATGGTGTGCTTAGAGTCACAGCACCCTTAACAGCACTAGGCATTGAGTTGGCCAAATGTAGGCTGTAGATACCGCCTAGGCTATGAGCAACAAACACTAGATCAGTGTGTCCATCTAGTGCAACCTGCATGTCTTTTAGATTGTTTTCAAACCCATTGCGACTGTCATAGTTAAGGTCTAGGCCTTCGCCTAGTTTACTCTTGATATAGTTGAAGCTCTCGCTGGTGGCATTGGCACCGTGTATGTACACTAATTTCATGCCAATATTTAGCGGTTAGAACCAACCGTGGAACTCAGAGTCTAGATTGATAGGATGTACTTCCCATCCTTCTTTCTGCCAGCGTAATAACATTAGTAATGTAGTGATCACTTGTACACTGCCTTAGCGCCTTCGATGTCGCCCATACGTGCTAGACTTGCGGCAGCACGAGCTTGACCAAATGCTTCAAGCACTGACCAGATTGAGTTTAAGATTGTTTTCATAGATAAGTTTCCTTTTGAGAATTAAATTGTCGGATGTAGTTTTCCAACTGTGCGGCATCGGTAATGCCTTTGGTACTTAGATATTGATCCAAGCGGCTTTGATAACTGGTTCCTGGAAACATTTCACTTAAACGTTCCATAATAGCTAACATTCGATCTGATAAGAATTTCATTTCGTTTTCCTGTGTGTTTATGTAGACTCAGTGTTTCTACTGAGTATTTAGTCATTATATGCTGCGACCGCACAAAAAGTCAATCTCTTGACAACCATTTAGTGTTTAGTTATACTATAACTCAATTGAGTTAAATACACAATAGGAACATTTCAATGAAGCTTCAAACCAGATCGATTTTGCAGGAACTGAATTCTATTGCCGATGTGCGCAGCACTGATTCGTTGATAGAAAGTCGTGCTGCCAACATCATCAATTCAGCTATCAATCTATTGGAAAGTATTCATAAAAATTATGATTCTGCTTCAGCAGACGAACTTGAACGCAGGCTTATTAATGCAATCAAAGGGCAAGACCCTGCAAAGTTCACACGTGGTGTCCGCAGAATAGCAGAAGCACGTAAACTCAAGAAAAAATTGGAAGAAAGCAATGATCAGTAAACTGTCAGAAGGCGGCAACGTATTCAAAGGCCCAGAAAAGCAATCGCTAACACAGCGTATTGCCACAGGAGACGTAGAAGAAACCATTCTCTACATTGAAAAAATCACAGGCTTGGACTTTACCAAAGAAAAGCATCTTGATGACAAAAAGCCTGTTAAATGGCTGGGTACTACTGGACGTAAAGAAGATCCGGATGGCACCTTTGAAAAGAACAGTTCAGGTGATCTAGACCTGTCAGTGGATGCCAACGAAGTAGATAAGAAATCATTTGCTGAAAAACTGATATCACAATTTGGCAAAGAAAACATCAAACTCAGCGGCGACAATGTACACTGGAAGGTGCCAATCAAAGGCAGTCCAGACAATGGATTTGTACAGGCAGACTTTATGTTTTCAGCTAACCCTAAATTTCAACAAGGCTCAATGATTGGTGGGCAAGGTGAATATCGAGGTGAGCATCGTCATATTCTATTGAGCTCAATTGCTCGTGCCCGCGGCATCAAGTACAGCCCCAAGCACGGAATACTGAATGCTACCACTGACGAACTATTGCCCAATGGCAACGATTGGAATCAAATTGCCAAAGTGCTGTTGGGCCAAACTGCCACAGTTAAAGATATTAAATCAGTAGATGCAATTCTCAACTACATCAAGAAACTGCCCAACTACGAAGAACTAGTTGCAGGTGCAAGAGAAACATTGGGCAAGCAAGGTATTGCCTTGCCGGAAAATGTTATTTCGTTTGAAAGTGCGCAAACAGGAACACCTTCTTGGTTCCGCAAAATGATGGAACGAGTCAAATGAGAGCATTTGAATTCCTTGATGAAACGTGGAGCAAGAAATACAAAAGCTCTATCAATTGTGCCAGCCCCAAAGGATTTAGCCAAAAAGCGCATTGTGCTGGCCGCAAGAAAAACGAAAGTATCTATGAAGCTGAAGCAGCAGCTCCCGCTAAGAAAGTGGGCCGTGAGTTCAACCACCTAGAAGATCTTGTGTTCACAGAAGCCAATGGTGCTAATAAGGCCATCAAGATACTTAAAGATCTAGCCAGTCCTGAAACCAGTATCACTATCAAGTGGGACGGCAATCCCACAGTGTACTGGGGACGTGAAGATGATGGCTCCTTTCGACTGGTGGGCAAAAACAATTGGGGTCGTGAAGAAGGCAAAAGTTCCAGTCCAGAAGAACTCCAACAATTTATCATGAGTCGTGGCAAGGGCGAAGACTGGCGTGAGAAGTTTGCCGGAGATATGGCAGCACTGTGGCCAATATTTGAACGTGCAACACCTGCAGAATTCCGTGGCTATGTCTACGGAGACATTCTATTCCACCCTGGCAAACCATATGCCGGCGCCAACGGCAAAATTACATTTACTCCCAATCAAACCACTTACTCTGTTGCCGGCACTAGTGAAATTGGTCGAGCATTGGCCAAGGCCAAGATAGCAGTAGCCGCCCACAAGGTGTTTGGTTACTTTGGAGACAAGACAGGTGAAGACTTTGATAATCCTGATCAGTTCAGTGGCAATCCAGAATTAAAAATATTCGGACTGACCAGTGTCAGCTATAGACCAGCTGTTGGTGCAGACAATCTTGCTGCTATTGAAGCATTGGCTAAAAATCAACAGGCCATTGATAAATTGTTAGCACCCGTTGCTGGTATGGGCTATCTACAGAGTGAAATTTACACTTTTGTTAATAACCAATCGAAAACAAAACAACTGGACAATATCAACACAGAGGCGTTTATGGCCTTTGAACAAAAGACTCCTGCAAAAGCTGCCAAGATTGCAGCACACAGCGAACAACATCCCGGAGTCATGGATGTGATGTTTGAACTGGTACGTGAGATCATGGCAGCCAAAGACGAAGTAATTCGTGAGCTAGATGCATCAGGTGGCGACATAGAGCAAACTACAGGTGGTAAACCAGGCGGTGAAGGCTATGTTGCAGGAGGTTCAAAACTAGTGCCGCGTGACCGCTGGACACCGTTTCGAGCCGATTAATAACCCTAAGACCACGGTTTTTTCCAATCTGACTAAATAATATGCCAGTCCCGGAGCGGGACTATTGATTTAAGGAGAACATATCATGGCAACATTCACAAGAGTAAACCCTACAGCAGTAACACTAGGTACAATCCAAAGTACGCTACAACTAAAAATATTTGAAGGAGTCCTGTCAGGTTCAGGTACAGCTTCTGCTATCAACGCAGCAACAGCATCTTTCTTATCAGACGAAATTGGCACTACAGCAGCCATACATCAGTGGAAGTCCAACGGTCTTAAGGTAACAGTTGTTGGTGACGGACACGCTTTAGACGTTGATGCAATTGCAATTCGTTTAGGTCGTCAGATTGGCACAGGTTCAAGAACATCTTCAGGCGTTTGGACATTTACAGATTCAACAACATTTACTGTAACTGAAAAAACATCTTTCGCTAGCTTACAGACCTAATAGTTAGATTCTCAGGGATGGGAAGACTAAGCCCGGTTCGCCGGGCTTTTTTACGACTACAATTTTGTAGAGTTAAATAGTAGCATATAATTATGCAACTGTTCAAACTTGTCAGTGTGGTTGATATCACACGTTCTCTCCCATCTAGATCAGAAACAGATCATTTGAAATTAGGGCAACAGGCCAATTTCAACAGCCTCATACAGGCCATTGGCATTAGGTCAAATGTGGAATGGGACCAAGACCCAGAATGCCACACAGGCAGACTACCTGACGCCATAGAAGGTGCTGCTACACATTGGATATGGGAATTTTCTGTAGAAAGAGATTTTGTTTTTCGACTAGATGATGATCCAGTGGGTCTGTTGTTGGATGACCTACAGGGTGTTCCTGTGATAAATCGGTTAAATAATTCAGTAGATATTACACCTTCGATATTTCAAACCAAAGGCAATCGTGCAAACATTTGGATATATGAAATCGCACAAGTGGGATAAATATAATTTAACAGGCAAAACAATTAGGCATTTCAGAACACTTAGGCACATGGCTCGGAGCGAGCACTTGACTTAACATAAAAGGAAACAGCCACAATGGCCACAAAAGAAGCGGTAGCACAACTGACTGCACTACCTGAGCGGGTAGCTGTAGTTGAAGTCGAAGTAAAAAATCTAAACGAAAAAGTAGATGATCTTAAAAATGATGTTAGGGATGTGCATGACTGTCTAGATCAGACTCGTGACGGCATTATGAAACAACTGGATAAGATGCATGAAGAAAGTTGTGCTCAGCACAATGAACTAGCGGGTAAAGTTAAAGAAATACAGACTTTTAAAAATAAAGTCTCTATGTACCTAATGGTTGCCTTGGCTTTTGCTGCCGGCACAGGCTGGCTCAATGCAGTTAGCTTTCCGCACTTACTCAAGTTTATGGGACTGTAACGCATCCACACTTAAATAAGGACCATAGGTCCTTTTTTTATGACAAACATACAGCGGCGTTTAGAGAATTTAGTAGCTAACGCACAGCGCAGACTCATAGCTGACAACCACATTCTGCCACTGAAGGTGGCTGGAGGCATTCTTGTTGGTGATGTGTTAATTGTCAGTGAAGAAACCACAAAACATCTTTATAGGCACAACAGTGTTATCTACAGCAACATTAATCTCAACGCCACAGCAATCAGAATGGCCAATTTATTGACAAAAAATACCAATTCTGCAACCGTAGATAAAATCTACAGATTAGACCAAGAATATGGCAAATGGTTCACAGACAGTCAGATTCTTAGAACACAGTATCAAAAGGCTGTAGTAGCTAAAAACTATGAAAAAGCGGATACTCTTTGGGCAAGGTACTGTGAAAGCAGAGATAAAACTCTATCTGCCAAAGAAACTGTAACCGCTTTGACTTATTTCTGAATAAATAATACATCACTATGGATCAACCAATATGAAAACCACAGATCTCTTCAAAATTAATAGAACCAGTAAAAGACTGAACGAAAGCATGTTTAAGACTTTTGGTCGCAAACTGAACCTAGAAACGTTCAATGTTGAACAGCTGGAAGATGCCAGAAACAAACTGCGTACACAGATCTACACAGCTCGCAGCAGTTCCAGCTTCAATGAAAATGTTGAAAATGATGCACTGTCGCAGGCCCAGTTCATGCACGATGCCATAGTAGCTGAATTATCAGAGCGTGACGAGCCTATTGTGGACAACACTGTCTACGAAGGTGGAAACTTTGACGAACAAGAAGTAGTTGAACTTCTCAAGAAGTTTGACGAGGATATGAACGAGATTTACGGCTACGGCGATCCTGATTATGAGAAAATTATGGCAGCTTTACGCAACGGTGATGTTGAATCTGCGGTTGATGAAGTATGGAATTCCTATAGTGATCAAGAAGGTGGCGAACTTCGTAATATGGATCCATACATTGAAGACCTAGAAGCCAATCTTAATCATATTGTACAAGGATCAGATGACGAAGGCGGTGATACTGATGATGGTTATGCCCTAGCATCAGCAGGACACGGCAGTGATGAAGACTATGAAACATTTGATCAAGGAAAAGGTCTTGCAGCCGAAGCTGCACGTGGAACTCATAATCGTCCTAGACTGCCGGAGAACAACACATCAAGAACACAAGGAGAAAGTATGAGCAATTTAAGAGAAGGTGAGATCCAGCAAGCTTCTGCGATCGTCACAGCTAAAACAATGGTTGACAGAGTTGGCCGTTGGATCGAAGAACTAAGCGGCATGGAGAATGATACTCTATTGCAGTTAGGTGATAGCATTCGTGATGAAATGGGACAAGAGCAGGCCAAAGGATTTATCGAAGCAGTGGCTCCAGCAATTCAATCAGCATTGGAAAATCTCAAGGCCACACGTGAAGCATTGGCCACCGGAGTACGTACACTAACCGGTGAAGAGCAGCCTGTTAATATGTTAGGCGGCGAGCCAGCAGCTGACATGGCAGCTGAACCCGATGCCATGAATACTGATGCTGAATTAGGTGGTGATGAATTTGCCGCAGCTGAGCCAGCCGCAGGTGGTGCAGAAGAAGCAGGCCGTGAGATGCGCGAAAGCATCAATCACCAGAATCGTTTGATGAGAGCATTGGCAGGATGAAACTTCAAGAATTCACCAGCGGTTTTCGACTAAGCGAGTTAACACCTCCTATGCCTGGTGCCGCTGCTCCAGGTGCTAAACCGTCTCCGTTGGGAACATTTGCAGCCGGTGCCGCAGGATCAAAGCCTCCAGCTGCTGGTCAGCCACCAGGACAACCACCAGCCCCCGCAATGGATCCTCAAGCAATGGCCAAACAGCAGGCTGAACAGGCCAAGCAGATGGCTGAACGAAAGAAAGCCATCCAAGAGCAGATCAAAGAAATGCAAAAACAGATTCAAGAACTTACCAAAGAATTGAGCACCTTAAAATGAGATTTTTTGAATTTGGCGGAAACTCCGGAATAGAGATTGATCGATTCATTATGGTTCTTAGAAACTATATTGGTCGTGCCGCCAGTCAAAAAGCTCCTTCAAAATTAAATTGGAACGGCCTCAACAAAGTTTTATCAACCAACGGATTTGAGCTCACTGCTGATTATGAAACCTTCAAGGCCATGTATGATTCTAGCCCAGCGGTACAGGCAATGATTTCAAATTTCAATGATGATGGCATTGAACTCAAAGTGCCCGGAGCCGGCGATCAAGCACAAAAACCAGACGGCACTAAAGACAGCCAGGCTGAAGTAGATAAAATTGCAGCCGGTGCTGCTCCACAACAATTAGCCACCCAGGCTTGACATTGAGATTGTTTTACTGTAATATATACAGTATATGATTACTACCCCACCACCTTTTATTGAACGTTTCCAATATAAAAATTGTGTTCAAATCAACGATCCTGTAACACGTAAACGTGTCTACCAAACTCCAGACGGAGAAAGTCTACCAAGCGTTACCACAATCCTTAGTGCCACTAAAGATATGACTCATTTGAACGAGTGGAAGAAACGAGTGGGAGTTGAAAAAGCACAGCAAATTACCACAGAAGCTGCTGGCGTGGGGACAGCCATGCACAGCAATCTAGAACGATTTATTGCTGGCATACAACGACAGCCCGGCAACAATCCTGTCCATGTACAGGCCAACAAAATGGCCGATGTTATTATTGAAAACGGATTATCAAAAGTATCCGAAGTATGGGCCATGGAACAGAGTTTATATTTTCCAGGCTTGTTCTCGGGCACAACTGATCTGGTTGCAGTACACGATGGCGAGCCCGCAGTATGCGATTATAAACAGACCAACAAGCCCAAGAAAGCAGAATGGGTAGAAGATTACTATCTACAGCTAATGGCCTACATACTGGCACATAATGAAGTCTACGGCACAGATATTCGTAAGGGTGTTATTTTTATGTGCAGCCGGGATTTTGAATACCAACAGTTCACACTGGAGCCTCAAGACTTCAACAAGTGGCAGGATGCTTGGCTCAACAAGGTAGAGGAATACTACAAGCTAGGTAGATAAATACTCTATAGAACATAGAGGATATCAAAGTGGCTGTAATTCAAATCTCGAAAATCCAGGTCAGAAGAGGCCAAAAAAATTCAGGCATAGGTGTTCCACAACTGAGTTCAGCAGAATTTGCCTGGGCAGTTGACAGTCAAGAACTATTCATAGGCAACGGCAGTGTTGCTGAAGGTGCTCCAGCAGTGGGCAACACCAAAGTTCTTACAGAACACGATAATATTTTAGAATTGGCTGCTAGTTATAGATTCGCCGCCGATGATAATTCAATTACTCTTAGTGTTGCTCGTGGATTGCAGTCTAAAATAGACGAGATACAGGTCAGTGTGGTAGATTTTGGTGCAATACCCGACGGATCAACTGACAGCACTTTGGCATTTACTACTGCTATTGATGAACTGTTTAAAAACTCCAACGATAAATTCAAGAAAATACTGGCTGTGCCAAATGGTGTGTATCTTTTTCTTGATGATCTAATTATACCCAGCAATGTTTTGATCAAGGGAGAAAATTCACAAGAAACTGTGCTAGAAATCGGGGATAACAATATTATATTTCAAGATATTTCTGGTAGACCGCAAGGCATTGTGATAGAAAATTTAACCATTGATCACAATGACGGTCAAACAGTGATAACTGGTTCACAAGAATGTAAATTCAAAGGTGTGAAATGGCGGTCTAGCTATGTGCTAGGTGATGTTGTTTTTGTTCCAGAAAATGCCAGTTGTTTGTATATTATTCCTACAGCATCAATAGGCGGTAACATTGTTGTATCAGGTAGCGGTGTCAGCACAACTATCAATACAACAGTTACTACTACTTTTTCAAATGCTCTTAACATTGCAGTAGGAACATTAAATGGTGATCCTACATTTAGTGCAAACTTTGAAGCCATTGTGGTAGGTGGCGGTATCAAAATAAGTTCTAAGTCAGAATCAACACTGGCCGCCACTGTGCAATCTAATTTCACAGTGACCAGTTTGTCTTCACCCAGCGCCCCATCAATCAGCACTATTACACCAGTACTGGCAGAATTCACAGATGGTTCCGCCAATGTGAATGCATCAGTATTTTGGGAAAACACCTTGTTCGGCACCAGGGTCAACAAGTTGGTGTTTGAAGATTGTAAATGGCATTCAACACCACTAGCAGTAGAATGTCAGCAGACTGTGATATTTGATTCGGTGGTAGATTTCGAACACTGTGAATTTTTTGTCTGCGACACAGGAATATATATTGGTGGTGTCAGTGGTCAGGGCAATCTTTGGCACATTGATGATTGCCATTTTGAAGAAATAGCCAATCAAGCATTCATTAGCACTCAAGGAAGAGGAACACAGTTTCAAAGATCTAGATTTATCAACTGTGGTAACAATACCAACAGTGCGTCCTCTCCCTATACTAGCATAGTGTCATTTGGTGAATCCTTTGGCAACACTCTGGTAAACTGTTCCAGCAATCGACATCAAGAATCTGGAATTGTCAGTGTGGCCACTGCGGATACCAGAGTGGAATTTGAAAATGCCAGTTTGGCCAGTTTGGTGGATAGAAACTACAGTGAGTTGTATCTCAGTGATGCACCTAGACCACTGGCTGTGTTCAGTGCATACAACAACTACATTTATATTGATTATACTTTGAGATTGAGCCAGCACGTGAGGACTGGACAAATTGTCATAGTGATCAACACACTAAACACTGATATAGAAATTTCAGATACATATACCTATTCGGGAGGAGGAATTGTTATGACAGGATTCGAATTTTTTGCAGAACTAAAAAACAACAGCAACTATGATGATTCAGCTGGACCGAATAATGACACGCTACTTCTTAAATATCAAAACCCATTAATTTCTGGTGCTACTGGTTCAATCGAATACAGTATTACCTACGGTGTTTGATCTTTATGACAATGATAGACTGATAAAATGGCGACAGTTTCGTGACAACCTAGAAACCAGTTTAACTCCACTAGAAGATGTAGCTCATCTTTGGAGTCGAGCACCATTTGTCAACACCTATCTCAATCCCCACACTCCGGACAAATGGCCGGATCCTTGGCATCTAGTTTTAAATTCTAAGCTGGATGAGCTTGCTATTGTTCTAGGAATGCTGTATACTTTGAAGTTAACACAGCGGTTTATGACAAGTCGATTTGAGATACATATGTCTACTATAGAGGCCAGTAGGTACAGTAAATATTTTTTGGTAGTAGATAACCACGTTTTAAACCTGGAATATGGGTGTGTTTTGTCAACTGTTGAATTAACCCTAGTTGAGACCAGCATCATTTGGACAAATAGCAGTAACAAATAAATATCAGATCGCAAAGAATAACGTAGAGAAAACAATGACAATAACGGTGATTAAGCGCAATGGGCAAAGAGAACAGTTGACACTGGAAAAATGGCAGACACAGATTGCAAAAGTATGTAGAGGAATAGCAGATGTCAGTCAGAGCATGATTGAGATCAAAGCTCAACCGCATTTTTACGACGGAATCACCACACAAGAAATAGATGGAATCACTCTGAGAGCCATTGTGGATTTGATTGATGTAGAATCAAATCCAGATGTGGGACATGTCAATTATCAATATGTAGCAGGCAAGCAACGTCTATCGATGTTGAGGAAAGATGTTTATGGCTCCTACGAACCTCCCCACCTCTACGAGATCGTAAAGACCAATGTGGCCACTGGACTATATACGGCAGAGCTTCTTGAATGGTACAGTCAAGAAGACTGGAACAAAATGAATGACATGCTGGATCATTCCAAAGACGAAGAATACGGATATGCTGCCATTGAGCAGTTGATTGAAAAATATTTGGTCAAGAATCGTGCCACAAAGGAAACCTATGAAACTCCACAAATTAGATACATGGTCGCGGCTGCTACTGTATTTCACAGAGAAGACCCGAACTCTGCAAGAATGCGATTTATCAAAGAGTATTACACAGCAGCCTCAGATGGGCTCTTCACTCTCGCAACGCCAGTGCTTGCCGGCCTGGGAACGCCTACTAAACAATTTTCGAGTTGCGTTCTTATTCGCTCGGATGATGATCTGGACAGTATTTTTGCGTCCGGGGAAATGATGGCCAAGTATGCCAGCAAGCGAGCAGGCATTGGTTTAGAGATAGGACGACTACGTCCATTAGGCAGTCCCATCCGCGGTGGTGAGATTATGCACACAGGTATGATACCTTTCCTGAAAAAATGGTTTGGCGACCTGCGTAGTTGCAGTCAAGGAGGTATTCGTAATGCAAGTGCTACTGTTTTTTATCCTATTTGGCATCATCAGTTTGATGATCTTATTGTACTTAAAAACAACCAAGGA